AATGAAGGCAGTAAAAAATCAGATCTGATTGTTGGTGCAAATGTACTTGAATGGTACAAGGTTACCGGTAGCTTGACGGCTAAGACCCAGATCACTCAGGTAACATTCATACCTAATGGTGCAATTGCACTGGCTTGTCAACAAGATGTATCTATAACAATCCGTTTGGATTCATTCTATATCAGGGCAGCATATAACAACTCACTGACTCGTACAGTGATGATTACAACACCATGTTGCTCTTGCGGTGCAAATCCATGTGACAGCTTAACTACCAGTCAGATACAACAAGTGAATGAAGCTTTTGTTACAGCTATCAATAATGATAGTATCCTGAATCAGTTTGTAACTGCTTCTCTTTCTACTGATCTGAACAGTTTCTATATCACCGGTAAAACGCTGCAGACTTATGGACAGGGTACATCAGTCGATCTGACCAACTTCCCTTACCAATTTGACCGCATGTCATTCTGGACATACATCATGGAAGGTCCGGATCTGACTACTGACTATGAGGTGCAGAACTACTGTAACACATATGGTACAGCTACTATCCTGCAGAGAGCAAATTATCCTCAGCTTACACCAGCTGAAGTACAGCAGCTTGAAAAAGACTTCTTCTCATATCAGGCTGAGTACAAACATATCTTCAGCAATGTCAACTACAATGGAGAGTTCCAGACATACGTTGACAGTACTGCAGCATATGACTTGTACTACATCAGGTTCTGGCAACCACAGGTTACTGGTCGTGACGTAGGTACTACACGTATGGATGAAACAGTAATAATTGCAATTCCGCAAGATATTACTCCACCAAACGGTACTGCAATCACAGCAATATTGACAGCGTTCTTGGGTAATGCTGATAACGATACTACTGCAAATACTACCGCTACTACTACTTACTCAACAAGTACTAACACTACTACAACAAGTACTACAGTACAGGTTCCTTAATAGTAAGTACAATCCGTAACTGACCAAAGGGGGATAGGGGAAATTGCCTCTGTCCCCCTTTTTCTTAAAACTAAAATTATGTTTTCTTCTGATATTTTATGGGTAATGATATTAGGTGTGTTTATTGGAATAGCATTTATTATAGGTGCTGTTGTATATGTAAACAAACTATTTATCCATGAAACAAAAGAAATACTGGTTAGGTTTATATTAATGGTATTTGCAGCTCTTGTTGCTGTATTTATAATAGATAAAGTAGTAGCATTTAAGATTAAATTATTGTCTGATGAAATAAGCAGTCAGTTATTTGATTTAATTAAGACCCTAACTTTGATGATATTCTCATATTATTTCGGGACTCAAAAAAACAATACTGAAAATGGCAAAGCTTGAAATAGCATTAGATGGCACCTTAAAGAATGAGGGCTTTTACGGTAACGATCCTTCTGATACAGGTGGTGAAACTCTTTGGGGCATAGCTAGAAAACCAAACCCAAAATGGGTTGGTTGGCCTATCGTTGACTCATTAAAAAATGAAGATCATTTTCCTCAATGTTTAAAAAAAAATAGTGAACTCTTTGAAGCAAGAGATTTGTTTTATAGGGAAGCATTTTGGAATGTAATTAAAGGTGATGATATAATCAACCAAGAGGTTGCCAACGATCTGTTTGATAAAGCAGTCAATATGGGAGTGCATCAAGCAGTAGTACTTTGTCAAAGATCATTAGATGTACCTGAGACTGGTAAAATGGACAGTAGTACCATTAATGTATTAAATACAAATAATCCATACGCATGAAAGAGAAATTAAAAATAGCTATAGTAATAATTGCAAAAATTATTATTACAATATTGATGTTTTGGTATTGTACTTCACCTGCAAAGGCCCAGTCAATAATAAAACCAGTAGATAGTTGTACTTACTACAAGCGTAAACTGGATACTACGATGCATCAGTTGTATATGACCAGAATGCAGATAAATGCAGCCAAGTTCTATATTAAAATCTGTCAGAAAAGACCGGCTAATAAGAAGTTTTTCTATGGCTGGATGACACAAAGAGCTATTGTAGATAAGCCAAGTTTTGACCCATCACCAATTACTGTTAAATAAAAAACAATGTTAGTACAACAACTTCCGGATCTTGAACTTGCTCTTATTGATTTAAGAGATAGTTCGGTTATTGCTATAAGTGATTTAAGTACTTACGGTGCTATACCTTCATCAAACCAACTTGCACTACAAATAACTCCTCCAGGATACCCAACTGTAAATGTTCCATTTAGTCCATTAAATGTAAATGTATACAAGTGTGTTGATCTTGGAGTTACCTGTTCTGATTCAGGTTGTACACCTTTACCAGATGGTATATATGAAATAGTATATACTGTAGTAAATGTTCAACCTAATGCTGTAATCAGTAAAAAGTTTATTAAGATTGATACAATCAAATGTAAGTACCAACATGCTTTCCTCAAGGTAGATCTTGAATGTGGTTGTCACAATCCATCATACGCAAATTACATGACCGAACTCCGTTCAATTAAACTGTACATAGATGGAAGTGTTGCTGAGTGTAATGCAGGAAATTATAGGCTTTCTGGAGAGTACTATAAAAAAGCTGACATGATGCTGGATAAGTTATCTTGCAAATTTCCGGGAAGTAAATGGAAACAATGTACTAACTGTTAAATTAAAGTATATAGCTTGCAATAGAGTAAAATGCGTAAATCAAACTTGTAGTGTCATTCTTCCTGCATGTCAGATGATACAAGGAATGTGCCCTACTTGTTATGTAAACAAAAGTCAACAACAACAAAACAAAACTGTAAATGTTCTTAATCAATCCTACATTAACCGACACTAACCTGAACAATGATGGGTACAATAACTTGCTTGATGGTATTGATAGAACCATTGCTAATCTTGCAAGTACACAGTATCTTAATCATGTAAATGGTTATCAGAACAAAGTAGATTTTACTTTGTATGACAGGCTATGTGAGTACAGAGAGATCTTAATGGATAAATTCATGGGATGTAATTGTCTGGATGATGAGTATACAATATACATAATTTCAAAAGTTCAAAAACTAATTTGCTAATATGGGAAGTGCATGTAATAATTCAGTAAGTAATAATTACTTTGAAAAGCTGACACCAGACACAGGAATAGTGTATACTGGCCCGACTATAACTGCCTTGGGTATTTGTACAGGAGATAGGTTAAATGAAGTAGAGGCAGTGCTTCTTCAAAAAATACTTGACTATGCTACCGGTGTGGGAATATCAATACCAAGTATTGATCTTACTACATGTACAGCTTTTACAAGTTGTATTACTTGTTGTAATAACGGTTGTACAGATCTTCCTTGCTTACTTGAATGTTACAAGACAGCTATATGTACAATATGGGGAGATGTACAAACTTTGCAGTCTCAGGTAAGTGCACTGCTTGATGGTCCTTACAATACAGGTTGCTTGACTGGTCTCCCAACTAACCCAACCCTCAACCAGATCATTCAGCAGTTGATACTTCAATTCTGCACACTGCAAACACAAGTCGCCACCTTGACAACACAGGTAACCAATCTTACAACAGGGCTCCCGGTGCAAATAGGAAACTTCTTATTGAATGCCCTTACTACCTGTCAAGGTACTACTACACTTGTAAAGACAGGTCCAGGGGCAAGTGCACAAATAGCATTCAAAGGATTTGTACCTATAGGTGCCATCATGCCATATGCTGGACCTACAGCAAATAAGTTTGATCCAACGGGGCTTGGCCTTGCAAATACAGATGTATGTGGCTTTGCACTCTGTAATGGTAATAATGGTACAGTAGATATGAGAGAACAAGTACCAGTAGGTTGTGGTGCAGGGGTAATGGGAGGTAGTACACTACCCTCAAATGCCAGTGGTGCCAACTATGCATTAGGTGTTTTGGTAGGACAAGCTTCAGTAACATTGCTTTCTAACCAGTCAGGCTTTCCTGGTTCTGCAATTACCATAGTTGATAATGGACATGACCATGTTTTATATTTTAATCAAAGAAATGGTAATTTTACAACAAATGGTAGCAATGGTTATATGGATGCTACTTCTGTACCTGGTTCTAATACAGGAGGCACAGCACCATTTGTACCTGCAAATAATGTAGTATCAGGTTCAACTATTCAAGCAAAAATAAGTAAATCATATAGTAATATATCAATAAGTGCAACTGCGACAAACGCTCAACAGTCACATGAAAACAGACAGCCTTCAAGGGCATTGTTATACATTCAAAGAATAGCATAATGAGTACTATTTGTTGCCCTCCGGGTTCTGTATATGTAGATGGGTCAGGTAATTATACTGACCCTTCACCCATTATTGGTACAGGTCATGTTAGTAATCCAACTAGTTCAGGTGTTATTAATGCATGTAATAGATTAGTTAATATTACTCCTAATGTATCTGCAGTTGCAATACCTACTGGCAGTAGTACAGTAAATTGTTTATGTTGTCCTTCTGGATACACATATAGCTCATATACCGGTAAATGTGTAGGATTGAGTTCTCTTGACCCTGCTGTTCCAACTGTGCCTTGTATTACTTGTGTTTGTCCTCCAGCAATTATAAATACTTGTCCTACTTGCGGAACTCAAGGTCAAGCAATTGTTTTTAAATTTGACTTTAATAAAAAGGCATGTTATAATTGTACACCTCAAGACAACAATGGTCCAAGTTGCCTTGATTCTTTTTTGCCCCCACAGTATATTGACCCAATAATTAATTTTGAACTTAAAAATAAAAACTTTATATAATGGCATACGATAGCACTCTAGTAGTTTACACCAACGTACCGCTTACATATATTAATGTAACTCCGGGGATGAATCTGCAAACAATATTGCAGAACATCAATACTGCTGTAAATACAATGAATCCTGCCCCAAATTATAGTGGTTATAATCTTGGGCCCTATTATGGTTACATTATTACACAAACAGATGGTACATCTCATCCTACCAATACTCAAAACTTTGCTGAGGGTATAAGTAAAATTGTATGTAAAACAGAAAGTGATCTTTACACTTTTATCAATACTACTTATCCTGCAAATCAGACAACATTAAGTAATGCAATAACAGCATTGCAAATTCCTGGTTTGACATATTCTTATACTGGTGGAGGAGGTTCAATTTCTATCACAAGTGATATGACAAGAAACCAAGTATTAACTGCTACGTATACAGGAGTAAGTCACATACTTGCACTTTTGAATGCTCCAGGTAGTACATGGAGTACATTGTCTATATCTACTCCTACTGATATAAATACCGCATTTAACTCATTGATTGCTTATTTATCTAATCTTACAACATCACTTAGTGGATATCAAACTGCAATAGGTACATTTAATAATTCTGCAAATTGTCTTGCAGGTACAAGTACAGATAGTGTTAGGACTACAATTAGCTCTATTATAACTTACATATGTAATAC